AATGTCGTCGGCACTGGCGCTGGTACTGCTGGCGCTACCGCTGGCATGACCCCGCGTGAACGTCGCGCAGCAACAAACTGGGAAGCACGCGTACAGGCTGAGGCTGGCGAGTACGCGTACCTTCTCGACCCGAAGTTTGAAGGTGTCGCTGACCTGCTCCGCAAAGCTGTTTCGCAGAACTGGTTCAAGTCCGACGAGGGCAAAGCCCAGTTCGTCCAAGAACTGCAAGCCACAGCGTACGGACGCAACACGTCAAAGAAACAGCAGGCGTTTGACACCAAGTCACCCGGTGAAAAGACCGCTTTGGTACAGGCCGAGGTGGACAAGATTCGTGCAGAGTACGGCGAAATCCAGTTGGACCAGACTGCGTTGGAAGAAGTGGCTACTGCCGCGGCACGCAACGGTGCCAGCGACATTGAGCGCGGACGTCTCGTCTACCGTGCAGCGTTCAAGCGCGGTGCAGCAGCACCCGACTACACGGCACCTGTCGCAGCCCGCACCGCTTTGGGTGGCGAGGACGCTGACCGCATCCGCACCATCTACCGTGCCTACGGCGTCAAGGCAGATGACCAGCAGATCGCCCGCATCCTCGCCCAGGAAACCGACCCCGTAACCGGGACGGTGATGACTGAGGACATGCTGCGCAACAACCTGCGCGACCTCGCCAAAGTCTCATACCAGCCGTTCGCCGACCTGTTGGATCGTGGCCTGTCGGTCGAAACTATTTTTTCCCCCTATCAGCAGATCGCTGCCCGCGTGTTGGAGAAGGCACCTGATGAGGTTTCTTTGACGAACGCCAACGGTGTACCGACAGAGTTCGCTACCGCGCTGATGGGCGAGAAGCCGATGTCTTTGACTGACTGGATTACTAGGTTGAAGTCGGATGAACGCTATGGTTGGCAGTTCACGTCAGAGGCGAAGCAGAAGGCAACGAACCTGGTTATGGACTTGGAGAAAGCGTTCGGGTTTAGGGCATGAGTGACGTCACGGACTTCTTCGGTGGGATGACCCAAGCGGAAACGCCTCCCGCTCCTCCGCCCCCGCCGCAGCAGACCCCTGCTGGAATCCCGGACTTTTTTGGTGGCATCACCCAGCCGGAGATCGCCCCAACCGAACCCGTAGTCACCCCAACCTCACCTGTCGAAACCGAAGCGGAACGTATCGCCCGATTGGACCGCGAGCAACGGCAGCGAGAGTTTGACGCACAGCGGGCAGCGGAACGCGCCGTCACCGCCCAGCGCCGTGAGAACGCGTTCGGTGTGGTCAACGCTTTCTTCCAGCGTGCAGGTTTGGCAGGGCTGGAAACCCAAGTACGCAATCTGCTTGCCCAGGGCATTGAAGACACCGACGCGATCCTGTTTGAGTTGCGCGGCACCCAACAGTTCCAGACCAGATTCAAGGCAAACGCGGCACGCGCCCGCCTCGGCCTCCCCGAACTTGACCCCGCCACCTACATCGGACTGGAACAGCAGTACCGTTCCGTGATGGTTGCCAACCGTCTGCCAACAGGTTTCTACGACGACGCTGACGACTTCAGCAAACTCATTGAGGGTGACGTGTCCCCGCAAGAGTTTCAGTCACGCATCAACGAAGGCTTCACAAAGGTACGAGAAGCCGACCCACAAGTCCTCAACACCCTGCGCGAGTTCTACCCCGAAGTCGGCAACGACGAAAACGCCCTCGCCGCCTACTTCATCGACCCGCTGCGAGCCACCCAAGTCCTGCAACGCCAGGTTGAGGCAGCCCGCATCGGTGCCCGCGGACGCGAACAGGCAGGCTTCCAGATCGGTTCAGCCACCGCCGAAGACCTCGTGCGCCGCGGATACACCGTAGAGCAAGCCCAGAACGTCTTCCAACGCGCCGGTGAACTTGCTGGCCTGTATCAAGAGATGGGCGGGGAAACCATGCTCAGCGAAGAACAGAAAGTCGGGGCAGCGTTCGGGTTTGATGTTGAAGCACAACGCGAGCTGGAGCGCCGTCAGCGCACACGTCTTGCAGAGTTCCAGGGTGGCGGCGGTTTCGCACGCACCAGCGGAGCCACCTCAGGCGTCGTCGAAACAGGTGCCGGCACCGCTCAGTAGCATCCTTGACAAACGACGTCAGGTATGCCTAACATGGTGACATCCCATCAGGGATAACCGTTGGAGAGTCCCCGACTTCAACGTGTAACAAGGGTGAAATTACAGCCACCAGAACCCTCCATTCTGGTGTGGGTAAAAGGAGTGAGCCAATGTCAAACGTCCACGATTTTGATGACGATACGACTGACGAGGCACCGAAAGACCCGGTGCGTGCACGGATGCGTCAACTCGAAAAAGAGTTGAAGGCCAACCAGCAGGCACTTGCGGAAGCTGAAGCCATCAAGCGCGAGTTCGCGTTTGTGAAGGCGGGAGTCCCACTGGATTCCCCGATGGCAAAGTACTTCGTAAAAGGGTACGACGGAGAGTTCACTCCCGAAGCGATTCGGGCAGCCGCCGAGGAAGCAAATCTCATTCAGGCGCAGAAGCAGGACACCCGTTCCGTTCAGGAGCAGGAAGCCTGGAGCCGTGTTAGCAAGGCACAGCGCGCTGGTGAGACAAGCGAACCCGTAGCGGACTGGAACACCCGACTCAGTTTGGCTCGCAATCAAGACGAGGTAATGCAGATCTTGGCTCAGGCAAGGCAAGAAGCAGAAAACCTCTAGCCCGCAGGCTCCCGAGCCTGTCGGGAGAAAGAAATAACAGGTAATGACCAAGACTCAGACAAGCGACCTGCTTACAGACCAGGTTGCATTTGATCGGATTGCGTATTTCGCACTCCGCAGCGAACTTTTGTTCGACGCGGCGGCGGACGTTATGCCGGTCGCACAGGCAATGCCCGGTTCGTCGGTGAAGTTCACGATCTTCAACGATCTTGCCGAGAAGACCAGCACCCTCACCGAGGACACCGACGTCACCCCCGTGGTGATGGGCGACAGCCAGGTTGAGGTGACGCTGGAAGAGTACGGCAACGCCGTCAACACCACCGCCAAGCTTCGTGGAACCTCGTTCCTCGATGTCGATGCCGCCGCCGCCAACATCGTTGGCTACAACGCCGGTATCTCCATCGACGGCGTGATCCGTGACGTCCTTGCTGGTGGCACGAACGTCGTTTACGGTTCGGGTGGCGCAAGCCTTCCGTCGAGCCGTGCAACGGTCGGTTCGGATGACATCATCAAGGCCAACGACGTCCGCAAGGTTGTCGCTGCGCTTCGCAAGGCCAACGCTGTGTCGTTCAATGGCATGTACATGGGCTACATCCACCCGGATGTTTCGTACGATCTCCGTCGTGAGACGGGTGTTGCTTCGTGGCGTGACCCGCACGTGTACGTTGACACCGCCCAGATCTACAACGGTGAAGTCGGAGCCTTCGAAGGTGTGCGTTTCATTGAGACGCCGCGTGCGAAGATTTTCGCGGACGCCTCGGATGGATCGGGTTCCTCGACGGGTTCGTCGGCAACGGTGGACGTGTACTGCACGCACATCATGGGCCGTCAGGCTCTTGCGAAGGCGCACAGCATCGTGGACGGAAACGGCGCGTTCCCGCGTGTCGTCCGTGGCCCGGTGGTGGACGTCCTCCAGCGCTTCCAGCCGGTCGGCTGGTACTGGCTCGGTGGCTACGCACGATTCCGTGAGGCTTCGCTGCGTCGCATTGAGAGCGCGTCGAGCATCGGCGCCTGAACTAACTAGTTCAGCCAAATGAGAGTGGGGGACTGGGCGCACTCCCCTCGCCCAGTCCCCTTTCTCATGCTACGATCTTCCGCGAGGTAACTGATGTCAATTTCTAACTACGCAGAAAACAAGTTCCTTGACACTCTGCGGGCGCAGTCGTTCTCTGTCAGCAACGTGTACGTCAAACTGCACACGGGTGACCCCGGTGAGGCTGGCACGTCAAACGCGGCAACCGAGACGACCCGCGAAGAAGTCACCTGGAATACGGCGGCTTCGGGTTCGTTGCAGGCATCTGCGACGATTGAGTGGACGAACGTGTCCACTACGGAAACCTACACGCATTTCTCGCTGTGGGACAACGCTTCCGCGGGCAACTGTCTGTGGACTGGTTCGCTGTCTTCTTCGGCTGCTGTTACTGCTGGCGACACTTTCCAGATCACCGCTCTCACCCTCAGCCTCGATTGAGGTGACGTAGCCTGATGGCTACTGGCGTCACCGACTTCACGTTCGGGTTCACCGACACCCCTGGTTTCAGGGAGTTTGAAGAGGTACCGAACTACGCCCCACGCAAGGTCATCTACTTTGCGTCCCC